AAACTGATTGAGGGATATACGGCTATTGTAAAAGAACTGGCTATTAAATACGGAGTTGCATAGAAGAAAAGGAGGAAAAAGACAATGTTTAGCAACGTAAAAATCGACAATGGATTATTTTTAGACGGCAAGAAACTTAACTGCGTGAAATCATACAAATTAGAACAGAAATATGAAGATGTTGTCGCTGATCTTACAGTAAATATGGATGTCCAGGTTTTTGACGGCATCACTAAGACACCAAGTATTGTAGCCGGCAGTATTAAAGCTGAAAAACTGTCTGGATTGAGATTGTCAGACTTGGCAAATTTAATTGCCGACGATGTACTCGTGAAAGTTGTATATCAAAAAGAAATGGGTACGGAAGTAAATATATATGAACCTGGAAGCATTTCCGGAGAAGACCCAAAATTTTTGGAAAAACCTGTGAAAACAATAAGAACCCTTATTGGCACGCTGGTTATAGAATTGGAGGACTGACATGGAGATTGTAATAGCAAGCATTATCTGCTCGATCATGGTTTCTGTTGTTACAAGCATTATTATTACAAGGGAATACATGAGCGTTACTCAAAACGAGGTAGACAGGATGTTCAACATGAGTATTAAGCTTGTCGAGGATGCTGTGAAAATGATGGCTGATAGATTTGGAGCAGACCAGAAATAAATTACGACAATCCAACCTGCATACATAAGTGAGGTGATAAAAATGAACACCGCAATTGCATTAAAAGAAACATTAAAAACGGCGGAAATCGCAAAGATTACCGGTTGCTCCGTGAACGAAGTACGATACCGCATGAGACACAACATCTGGACATTTGGAGTCGTGCGGAAGACCGGGGCAGTAAAGAAACACTATGAAGCTACTATTTCCGAAGTGGCTGAGTTCTTCAGACTGAGCCGGGAGGAAGTGATAGAAAGATTGGAAAGGAAGTGACGATGTGAAAAGACTGACAGTAAATCAGATCGAGAAATTTATCCAGACTCTGAAATCCGTAGAAAAGATAGACGGTGATTCTGAGGAGCAGAAGCAAGTCGCAATCTCGTATCTAACGAACTATCGCGTCAGATTGGAAGAGCGCGGAAAGAGATCCGTAAAACTAAAGGAGGACAAGCATGGAAATTAAAGGAACCTACCACTGCCAGACTACTCAGCAGCCCAACACTTTAAACAGTTGGGATATCCGCTCCGTATCTGTTGAGTTACCGGAGCAGGACAAGCCTTACTGGCACAAGGTTACAGCATCTGTGATCGGGTTCGTGCTGGTGCTACTGGCGTGGTATCTGGTGGTTGGGTATTAAAAATGAGCACCTACGAAAAGGGTAGATGTAGGTACTCAGGTAAAAAATCAATTTAATTTTAAGCGAAAAGGAGAGAAATGTAAATGAAAAAATTTGAATTAACCAGCGAATTTGTAACTTTTTTAGGAAAGACGCTCTTTAGAATCAAGGCTCTTGTGTCGTTTGGTGATGTAGCAGAGGGAGAATTGGGCGGATTTATAGAAAGGGAGAATAATCTTGACCAGTCCGGTAACGCTTGGGTATACGGTGACGCTCAGGTATACGGTGACGCTCAGGTATGCGGTAACGCTCAGGTATGCGGTAACGCTTGGGTATACGGTGACGCTCAGGTATTCGGTAACGCTCGGGTATTCGGTAACGCTCAGGTATACGGTAACGCTCAGGTATACGGTGACGCTCAGGTATGCGGTAACGCTCAGGTATGCGGTAACGCTTGGGTATACGGTGACGCTCAGGTATTCGGTAACGCTTGGGTTCAAAACTGCCGTGATTATTCTGCTACAAGCTGCTTCGGATCGGAAAATAGGACGACAACATTTTTCCGCACGAAAGACGGCGGAATCAGCGTGAGATGTGGATGTTTTTACGGAACACTGAGGGAATTTAGAGAAAAGGTGAAAGAACGACACGGAGACAGTCGACTGGCAAAGGAATATTTGATGCTGGCAGATTTGATGGAGTTTAGATTGTCTAAGGATGAGTAGGAGGATAAGCAATGGAAGATAACAAAATTTATGTAAGTGAACAGGAATATGCCCGTCTTTGTAGATTAGATGGGAAGATGGATGCGCTGATTGGATATATTGCAACGGCTGGAAAGGAGCATAAATCAAAAAGAAGCACTGATTTAATCGCATACAACACGGATGACGATAAGTATTTTTTAGATGCAAATGTTGTAAAAGCAATTATTGGCATGGAGGACGAATGATGTATGTAGGTATTGGATCGGAAAAAGGCAAAAAAGTAAGTGATGAGGATGCATTTTCCTACGCTTGCGAACGAATCAATAATGGTACGGAAAGAGAACAGGAAGCATTTATGCAGATCATGAAGGAAGCTGAAAGTTTTTACATGGCAGTGATCGCAGTGGTCCTGTGGTACTTTTCCGGAAATTGGGTTCATGAGGAGGTGAAGCCATGATTACAATGCAAGACCGTAAGAAGCGGATTGAAGATCTGCTAGATGAGCGTCTCGGAATGATCGAGAGCGGGGAGGTGAATACATATTATCAGACTAGGGATATCGCAAATCTAACACAGGCACTTTTAAATATCGTGAGAATTATGAAGGAGGAATAAAAAATGGCAACACCAGTATTGATTATTGGCAAATCAGGAAGTGGAAAATCTACCAGCATGAGAAACTGTCAGAACAACGATTTTAACCTTATCAGGGTCCTTAATAAGCCGCTACCTTTTAAAGGAAAGGTAAATGGATGGTTTTCAGACGATTACCAGCAGATCATGAAATTATTGATTGCATCAAAAGCAGATTCCATCGTGATTGATGATGCCGGCTATCTAATAACAAATCATTTTATGAGGGGACACAGCTCAGCCGGAAAAGGAAATGGGGTATTCTCCCTGTACAACGACATTGGAGACTATTTCTGGAATTTAATCCAGTTTATTGTGACAAAAGTGCCAGAAAACAAAATCGTGTATATTATCATGCACGAAGAAAAAGATGAAGCAGGGGAAGTGAAACCAAAAACCATCGGAAAACTACTCGATGAAAAAGTTTGCATCGAAGGAATGTTTACGATAGTACTTAGATGTATCGAGGAAGGCGGAAAGCATTTGTTTGTCACTCAAGCAAGCCAAGGGGCACTAAGTAAATCTCCGATCGGAATGTTTGAGGATTTAACAATAGATAATGACCTATTGTTGGTCGATAAGAAAATTAGAGAATACTACGGATTAGGAAAAGGAGAAGAAAACAATGCAGAAACCAAATAATTTTGACAACACACAGGTACAGGGAGAATTTACACCGGTAGAGCTTGGAGGACATATCTTGATCATCAAGGAAGTTCTGGAAATGAAATCAAAGACAAATAAAGACATGATTAAGGTGTCTTTCGACTTCGCACAAAATGATAGCCAGCCCGGATATTTCGAAAAAGCGTTTCGAGATGATATAAGACCGGATAAGAAATGGCCGGCAAATGGAACTACATATATTTTAACCGAGGATCAGAATGGTGACTGCAGTAAATCTTTCAAGACATTTATCACGTCCGTTGAGAAGTCGAATCCGGGGTTCACGGTGAACTGGGGCGATGGATTTGCGGAATGTTTTAAAAACAAGCTGGCTGGAGCAGTATTTGGCGTTGTAAATGATTATTACAATGGAAGGAACATTGCAAAGCATCAGCTCCGCTGGTTCAGAAGCGCAGAAGGAGTAAAAGACGCTGATATCCCTGCGGAAATCGAAACAAAGGCATACAAGGATAATAACGGAGCATCCGCAGCAGCGCCGCCGATCGGATCTGATGGATTTATGAATATTCCGGATGGCATCGATGAAGAACTTCCGTTTAATTAGGAGGGACATGTTATGTCAAACGTAACTGATATTACAGGACGGACATTTGGTAGGCTTACAGCTTTATATAGGGTAGGTACAAAAATCTACCCTTCTGGAGGAAGACTGTCAATTTGGCATTGTAAATGTATTTGTGGAAATGAAATCGACGTGAATCTATCTGCTTTAAAATCAGGAAACACTAAAAGTTGCGGATGTCTGCATGTGGAACTCACTAAATCTCTTAATTATAAACATGGTGAATCTCATAGTCGTTTGAATGAAGTATGGAAACAGATGAAAAAGCGTTGTAAAAACCCAAATGCAAAAGAATATAAATTTTATGGAGCAAAAGGTGTAAGTGTCTGCAAGGAATGGGATGAATCTTTTGAAGTGTTCAAAAAATGGATGATGGAAAATGGATACGATGATAGAGCAGAACGTGGGGTTTGTACTATAGACAGAATCAATCCGTTTGGGAATTATGAACCATCAAATTGCAGAATAGTTAGCATGGATATACAGCTCCAGAACATGAGGAGGAATCAGTGTGCAGATAATGATAGATACGAGAGAAAAACAGCATGCAATTAAGCGAATATTGTCGGAATTTGAAAAGCACGGTATTCAAAGCATCTCTTCGAAATTATATGTGGGTGATTATATGTCTTTAGACAATCCCCGGCTCATAATCGACAGAAAGCAAAATCTCCAAGAGTTATGCGGAAATGTCTGTCAGCAGCACGAAAGATTTAAAAGGGAACTGCTTAAAGCTATGGATGCAGGAATACAGTTGATCATACTGATTGAGCACGGGAAGGATATCAAAAGCATCGAGGATGTGTATTTTTGGAAAAATCCAAGAAAACATGAAGTACGATGGCGCACTGTGAATGGAAAGAAGGAGAGGTATGTAGCATCTTCCAAAGCAGTCGATGGGAATCAGCTATACAAGTCCCTTTGCACGATTAGGGACCGGTATAATGTAAGGTTTGAGTTCTGCGAGAAGAATGATACCGGAAAGAAAATTATTGAGTTATTGAGCGAAAGACATGAATAAAGAAGAGATTAAACATTCATACAGCATGAGGGAGATTGTGGAGAGATATGGGCTCCATGCAAATCGGGCGGGGTTTATTCACTGCCCGTTCCACAAGGGAGACAAGGGAGCTTCATTAAAAATCTACCCAGACAGCTTCCATTGTTTCGGATGCGGAACAAATGGAGATATCTTTACATTCGTACAGCTGATTGATCATGTTGATTTCAAAGAAGCGTTCCAGAGTCTTGGTGGAACTTATGAAAAGCCGACATTCCAGTCGAAATTGGCGATATACAGGAACCGGAAGAAGGCAGAGCAGAGAAAGCGAGAAGAGGAAAAGCTCCGGAGAAAAAGAGAGCTGAATAACGTTCTGATTGATG